ATGCGGTCGCGCGCGGGGCGTCGCTCATAATCAACACCTGGCGCGGGCGTCGCGGCCACGCAGACGATCTGGTCCGATCTGCCGGCCGTGCTGGGCGAGGTCGTGACCGGGGCGGCCAATGCCATGGTGCGCGGCGTGGAGCGGATGCTGAACGCGGTGATCGGGCGCGTGAACCGCTTCATCGCCGGGATCAACACGGTGCTCGCCGCATTGCCGTCATGGGCGGTGGGCGATGGCGGGCTGCGCATCGGGGCGCTCGAGGATGTCAGCCTTGGCGGTTTTGAGGCCCGGTTCGCGGGCGCGGCGCGTGATGCCGGCGGCCGTGCGGCGGAGGCCTTCACGCAGGCCTTCGAACGAGAGTACCAAGTCCCCGATCTCGGGGCTGGGGGGCCTATGCCGACGAAGCGCGTGCCACGCAGGACGCGTTGCGCGGAGTGGCCGACGAACTGCGCGCGGCGGCGACCGGGCCGCTGGACTCGGTCGCGGCGATCCGCGAGGTGCTGGCCCGGACCTCGGAGACGGCGGATGCGTCAGCGGAGGCCGTGGCCGGGATCGGGGACGCCTTCGACGGGATCGCCGGCGGCACCGAGGGCGCAAGTGGCGCTGGAAAAAGCAGCGGCGGTGCCGCGGGGCGCGCGGCCAACGCGGCCACGGAGGCCGGCAACGCGATCGCGGCAGCCGGCGAGACGGCGGCGCGGGGCTGGAATGCGGTCACCGACAGCCTGCAGGGCTATGCAGACAGTGCAATGGAGACCGGCCGCCAGATCGGCGATGCGCTGGTCAGCGCGTTTCGCGGCGCCGAGGACGCGCTTCTGACGCTGGTCACAAAGGGCAAAGTGGATTTCCGCGACCTGGCGAACTCGATCCTGGAGGATATCACTCGCATCGCGCTTCGCTCGGCGGTGCTCGGGCCTCTCGCCAATTGGCTGGGCGGCGCGCTTGGCGGGATCGGCGGCGGTCTGGGCGGTAGCTTGGGAGGCAGCCTTACCGCGGCGGTGGCGCATTCGGGCGGAGTGATCGGTGTCTCGGCGCTACCGCAGCGGCAGGTGCCGGCCATGGCCTTCGCCGGGGCGGAGCGGTTCCATGGTGGCGGTTATCCCGGTCTTCGCCCCGACGAGGTTCCCGCGATCCTGCAGCGCGGCGAGCGGGTGCTGTCGCGCCGCGAGGTCGCCGAGGGACAGCGCGGTGCCGGCGGTCGTGACGGCGGCATCACCGTCAACATGAGCATCACCACGCCCGATGCCGACAGCTTCCGCCGGTCGCAGGGCCAGATCACCGCCGAGATGAGCCGCGCCATCGCGCGGGCGCGGCGGAATCGGTAGGAGTTCCGATGACCGACTTTCACGATGTGCAGTTCCCCGCCACCATCGCCTACGGGGCCAGCGGCGGGCCGCGCTTCCTGACCGCGATCACCGCCACGCAGAGTGGCCGCGAGCAGCGCGTGGCACAATGGCAGCGATCTCGGGGCGAATGGAACGTCTCGACGGGCATCCGCTCCCGCGCCGATGTCGCCGCATTCCTCGCCTTCTTCTACGCCCGCCGCGGGCGCGCGCACGGGTTTCGGTTCAAGGACTGGACCGACTTTCGGGCGGCCGGGCAGCTGCTGGGGGTTGGCGACGGGGAGCAGACCGCGTTCCAGCTGGTCCGGGGGTACGACAGCGGTGGCGTGGTGCATGAACGGCGCATCACGCGACCGGTCAGCGGGACGGTCGTGGTGTATGTTGACGATATGCAGGTGAGCGCTGGCCTGTCCGTGGATCACGCCACCGGCCGGGTGACGTTCTCGACACCGCCGGATCCCGGCGTCGCGGTCACTGCAGATTTCGAGTTCGACGTGCCGGCGCGGTTCGACACCGATGCCGCCGATCTCACCGTGGAGACCTTCGAGATGCAGCAATGGGGCCGCATCACCGTGGTGGAGATCCGCGAATGAAGGCGGTGTCATCTGAGCTGGCCGCGCATCTCGAGGGCGATGTGCTCACACTGGCCACCTGCTGGCGGCTTGCCCGCAGTGACGGTGTGGTGTTTCGCGCGACCGATCACGATGGCGATCTGGCGGTCGAAGGTGAGATCTACCGCGCCCGGGCAGGGTATTCGCGCACCGCCGTGGCCTCCGAGGCCGGGCTGGCGGTCGGCAATGTCGATCTCGAGGGCGTGCTCGACGACGCCGGGCTCGACGCGGACGCGCTGCGTGCCGGTCTCTATGACGGCGCCGAAGTGCGGATCTTCGTGGTCAACTGGCAGGACCCGTCGCAAGGTATCCTCAGACTGCGCCGCGGCTGGCTGGGCGAGGTCATGCTGTCGAGCGAGGGGCAGTGGCGCACCGAGCTGAGGGGCATGTCCCAGGTGCTCGCACAGCGGCTGATCGAGCCCTACACGCCCGACTGCCGCGCCGATCTCGGCGACGCGCGCTGCGGGGTGGACATCCGCGATCCGCAATGGACGCGGCCAGGCCTCGTCACCGCGCCGCTCGACGCGCTGTCGTTCACCGCGGCGATCGATATCACCGACAAACCCGACGACTGGTTCGCCGGCGGGGTCATTCGCTTCACATCCGGGCAGAACAGCGGCCGGGCCATCGAGGTCCGCGGCGCGGATCTGGCGACGGGTGATCTGGTGCTGTCCTTCCCGCCGCCATTTCCGGTCGGGACGGGCGACGCGTTCGAGATCTATCCGGGCTGCGACAAGCGGCTCTCCACCTGCATCGAGCGGTTCGACAATGTGCTCAATTTCCGGGGCGATCCCTTCGTGCCGGGGGCCGACAAGCTGACAGAGACGCCAAATGCACGATGAGCCAAAGCAGCGTGAGCCAGTGTGCGGTGACGACGTGATCGCCGAGGCACGCCACTGGATCGGGGCGCGCTGGCGCCATCAGGGCCGCGGGCCAGCCGGCGTGGACTGCATCGGGCTGCTGATCGTCGTGGCCGATGCACTCGACGTGCCGCATCATGATGTGACGGGCTATGACCGACGCGCGACCGGCACCAGGTTGCTGGAGGCGTTCGCGGTCGATCTCGATCCGCTTCCCCTCGGCGAGGCGCGCCCCGGCGACATCCTGGTCTTTGCCGAGACCAGCTATCCCTGCCATGCGGGGTTCCTCACCGCGCGGCACGGTGTCCCGCATCTGCTGCACGCGCATGCGCTGCGGCGCTGCGTGCTCGAGGAGCCGCTGATCGAGCCATGGCTGTCGCGCCGGCGCGCGGCCTGGCGCATCCCAGAGGTGGTCTGATGGCGGTGCTGGCCATCGCCGGCGCCAGCGCGCTCGGCAGCACCGCGCTCGGGCTCGGCTGGCAGGCCGGCTGGCTGATCGGCTCGACCGTCGGCTCGCTCCTGTTCGGTCCCGACCAGCCGGATATCGAGGGCCCGCGGCTGCGCGATCTGTCGGTGACCTCCTCGGCCTGGGGCGCGCCGATACCGCTCATCTACGGCACCATGCGCGCCTCCGGCAACGTGATCTGGGCGCCCGGGATTCGCGAGGAACGCCAGACCCGCAAGGTGGGCGGCAAGGGCGGCGGCGGTCAGCGTCAGACCACCTATGGCTACTACGCCTCCTTCGCGCTCGGCCTCGCCGAAGGCCCGGCCGGCGACCTCATCCGGATCTGGGCCGATGGCAAGCTCATCCATGATGCGCGTGGTACCAATCCGGATGTGTCGATCCCCGGGCTGGAGTTTCGGTTTTATGAGGGAGGCGAGGACCAGCTGCCCGATCCGCTGATCGAGGCCGCGGAAGGCCATGGCCGGACGCCGGCCTTTCGCGGGCTGGCCTATCTCGTGTTCGAGGATCTGCCGCTGGAAAACTTCGGCAACCGCATCCCCAACATCACCGCCGAGGTGACGTTCAACGCGCAGGAGGCCTTTCCGGCGCTCAAGAGCACCAACCTGCCGGGCGGTCCGCTCGACAGCGTGTTCACGAGCTACGGGGCCACCGACTGGCAACGCCAGCGCCAGCTCATGCTTTCCCCGGACGGTCTGCGGCTGTTCGATCTGCGCACGCTGGAGGAACTGGCGCAGGCACAGCCCGAGGATCTGATTTCAGACGCACTGGCCGAGGCGCTGAACCTCTACAGGGACAATTACGGGTTCGATCACTGCTTCATCGGCGGCGACGGCTATGCCTACACCCAGGTAGGCATCAGCAACACCAAGCCGGTCGTGAAGATCGATCTCGACGCGATGGCGGTCGTGGACAGCTTCGGGCGCCGCAGCAACAGCCTGACCAACAATGCCGGCGGCTTCGCATCACTGACGACGCTCGGCTGGATGCGCGCGCTCAGCCTGACCGGGCCTGTCGACGTGCTGATCGCCTCGGGGCGCTTCGGCGGCGGGCATGGCTGCGTGCGGGCCGACAGCATGGAATTCCTCGCCAATCTGCCGCGCATGGGGCCGGGGCCGACGAATGTCGAGAACATCGTTCAGGGGCGTGTGGGCGAGGGCCTCGGCGAGGCGTGGATCCTGCGCACGTCGAACACCGGCACGGCCAGCACCATTCCCATCGAACGGCTCCGCCTGCGCCCGGGCGCGCCTTTGCCCGTCGTCGAGAATGCCGGGCACTGGTCTCTCGCGCCGGCCGATATCCACCCCGAGGCGACAGGATTCACATACGAGCCGGCCGGCGCGGTCTACGATCCCGTCGATGACGCGCTGGTCTGGATCAGCGCGCTTGCGTTTCCGGACGCGCTCGGGGATCTCGCCGGGCGCTATGCGGTCAAATGGCGCCCTGATGACGGGGTGATCTGGGCGACGCGGCTGTCGCTCTTTGCGTTCTCCACCAGGCGCAAGGAGAACATGGCCATAGCGAAGTCCCGCACCGAGGGAAGGCGCATGGCGTGGCATCGCGAACCGCAGGTCTGCCAGGTCGATCTGCGCACCGGCGCGGAGATCCTGTTCACCGAAGGATTCGCCGCGGGCAGCATCTTCGGCGGCGGCGAGGCCGCGGGGTATGACGCCCGCTCGGACACGCTCACGGGCTATGTGCAGACCGGATCGGCCGCAACCCGGCTGTTTCTCAACCGCACGGCCGGAGAAGGCGTGACGCCGGGCAGCGTCGTTGCGGATATCTGCGCCCGCGTCGGGCTTGGGCCTGCCGATATCGACGTGTCCGAGATCGACGCGCCGGTATTCCGGGGCTACGCCATCGGCCGGCAGGGCTCGGCGCGGTCGGGCATAGAGCCGGTGGCGCAGGCGTTTTCCTTCGACGCGGTCGAGTCCGACGACCGGATCCGCTTTGTCCCGCGCGCAAGGTCCGCTGTTGACGCCCCGCTTCTGACCGCGGACGATCTCGTGCCCGCGCGCGACACCGGCCGCGTCGTGCAGCTCCAGCGCGTGCAGGAGACCGATTTGCCCGAGCGTATCACCGTCACCTATCAGGACGCCGGCCAGGAGACCGGTCAGGGAACGGGCGGCGACGTACAATCAGGGCGCCCAGTCCGCCACGCGGGTCTCGCAGCCCGTCGCCACCATGGGCTCGCGCGACAAGCGCGACATGGAACTGCCCATGGCACTGGAGGCCACCGAGGCCCGCCGCATCGCCGAACGCCTCATGGCCTCCGCCTGGATCGAGCGCGATGCCGTTGAGTTTGCCCTTCGGCCGGGGTTTCTGCGTCTTGACCCGACGGATCTGCTGCGCGTGGAGGCGCCGGGTGGGACCGAGGTGGCAGTCCGGCTCACGCAGATCGAGATCGGCGCAGACTGGGAGCTGCGCGCCAAGGGCGTGCGCCATATCGGATCGGCCTATCTGTCGGAGGCCATCGGCGCGACCGGCGCCGGGGCCAGGCCATCGGGCGTGCTGGGCGATGTGCCCTCACGGTGGGTCGTCCCGCAGGTGCCGCTGCTGCGCGATCGCCATGACACAGGCGGCGTCGCCTCGCGGCAGTATCTCTTTGCCGCCCCGCGCGTCGCCGGGCCGTGGACCGGCCTGTCGCTCTTTCGCTCGCGCGACGGGGCGGACTGGGACATCCCGGCGCGCATCAGCGATCCGGCGCTGATCGGCACACTGCGCGCAGCGCTTGGCCCACCGCGGTCGCCATGGACATGGGATGATGCCAATGTCGTTGATGCGCGCCTGCGCGATCCCGACGGCCAGCTCAGCTCGGTCTCGGACCTGCAGCTGCTCAACGGCCGTAACGCCGCGCTGGTGGTCGATGCGGGTGGCGGGGCCGAGCTGATCCAGTTCCGCGATGTCACACCGCTCGGCAATGATATCTACCGGCTCTCGACGCTGCTGCGCGGCCGGCGCGGCTCCGAGGCCCGGCTCGCGCATGCGCCCGGGGCGGTGATCGTGGTGCTCGAGGACGAAGGCGCGCTCTTCACCGAGCCGCTCGGGCTGGTCGGCCGGCCCTTGCGCTACCGCGGCGTCGGCCGGGGCGAGGCCTTCGACGAGGCGGACACGGTGACGCAAACCCTGCGCGGCACCGATCTCAAGCCCTACGCCCCGGCGCATGTGACGGGCGCGTGGACGGCGGCTGGCATCACCCTGTCCTGGCTGCGGCGCACCCGGATTGGCGGCGACTGGCGCGACGGCACCGGCACCGTGCCCCTCGCCGAGGCCGCGGAGGCCTATGAGGTGGATATCCTGAACGATGCCGGGGATGTCGTGCGGGTGCTGGAGACCCCCACGCCGCAGGTTCTCTACACCGCAGCCGACGCGGAGGCCGATTTCGGCGCGGTCCCGGGCACACTCAGCCTGCGCGTCCATCAGATCAGCGCGGCGGTCGGGCGCGGCTTTCCCGCCACGGCTACAGTGCAGGAGACATGAATGAGCACGCCCAATCTCGCCATCGCCCATATCCAGGCGTCGCAGGACCAGAAGGAGGTCACCGCGAACGCCGCCTTCGATGCGCTCGATCTCGCCATGACGGAATCCGGCCTTCTGGATGTCAGCGCCGGCGGCATCGTTTCCGTGCCGTCCGCGCAGGCGCTCGGTCTCGTGCGGCTCGTGCTGACAGGCGCGCCCGGCGCCGGGGTCACGGTCGCTTTCCCGACCGTGAAGCGTCTTGTCATCCTGCGCAACGAGGCGGATGCCGTGGCCGTCATCACGCGTGCCGGTGGTGCCGGCGAGACGACGGTCGAGCCGGGCGATCAGCGGATTCTCTACCTCTCGGGCGGTGGTGTTCAGCCGGCCGCGCGCGAGATCTACGATTTCGGGTTCGTGTCCATGGCCACACCCGGCCCGGGCGACGTCATCGGAAAACTGGTGATGCCGCGCGATGTGCTTCTGCCGGCGAGCCTTAAAGGCGCGGTCGGGCATGTCGATGTGCCGCCCGACGCCGCGTGGTCGGTGGATGTCACGGTCGACGGGCTCTCCGTCGGCATGATCGGTGTGTCCCACCGCCGGCGCGGTCACGTTCACGACCGCGTCGCCGGATCCGGTGCTGATCGGCGCGGGATCGGTCGTACGGTTCATCGCGTCGACCGTCTCGTCTCCGGCCGAGACGTCGGTCGCGGGCACGGCCGTCACCTTGCGCGGCGCGGTGATCTGATGCCGCTCTTGTTCACCGCCCTGTTCCTGTCCGGCGACGAGATCGATGTGAACGTGCAGCAGTTCCCCGGAGCCTGGATCGATGCCAACGAGGCAGGCGCCCTCGCGCAGTGGCGGGGGCAGACGTCCGGCAATGTCACCGATGGCGATCCTGTCGGGGTGGCCGAAAACCAAAGGGAGACCCTGGAATGACCATTCTTGCCGCAACGAGCGAGTTCGACGGCTTCACCGAGTTACCGGCGCTGTCGGCGCTCATCAGATATACCGACCTGACGGAAAGCGGGCCGAATTCGCGCGTGGGCAACGCGGTTCTCTATCCGACGCGCGCGCGTCTCGGCTTCACGCCGACGAACGGGGTCTGGTTGCACGCGCGCGTTCTGTCGCGGCAGAACAGTGGCGCGCATGAAGGACCGTCCTGGATCCTCGGGCTCGAGGATGGCGACGGCACCGTGATCTGCGGTCTCTGGAACCCGACGACCGGCTCGCAGGCCGACGAGACGTTGTGGTTTCGCACCCATGCCGGTGTCGAGGAAGCTTTTCCCGGTCTTTGGCGCGGCCAGCATCGACATGTATGTGAAGATCGGCGATCCGGACGGTGTCTTTCTGGCCTATATCGACGGGATCCTGCAATTCGTGCACGAGGGCGTGCTCAAGCCGGGAACATCGGAACTCGTGGCCTCCCTGCGCGTTGAGGGCTGTTCGGACCGGACCAACGACTTCTACAATGTGCCATGGGCCGAGCTGATCGTCGCGGATGTTCCGACCCTCGGATTCAGGCTGCACACCCTGCCTCTGGTCTCCGACGGCACGCCCGCAGCGTTCGCGGGGTCGGTCGCCAGCATCTCGGGCACCGCGTTTTCGGACGTCGCGGATGCCATGGTCGCGAGCACGGTCGGGCAGGCGCATGTGTTCAATCTCGCCGACACACCCGCTTTGCCTGCCGACACCGCCATCTTCGGGGTGTCGTTTGTCGCGGCCGCGTTCAGGAGCGGGGCCTCTCCGGTTCAGCGTTTCGACGGTCGGGCCGGTGCGGATCTGCTGGGATCGCCCGTCGATATCGGTGACGCGCTCGGCGCTGTCCGGTTCTTCTGGGATGTGAACCCGGCAACCGGGGGTCGCCTGGACGGCCTCGGAGATCGATGCGACGCAGTTCGGGCTCGAGGCGCTCGCGTGACCGACGATGCCGGGATCCGGAAATCCACGGCGTTCGTGGTGGCGGGTCTGGACACCGAAGGCAGATCCGCCGTGCGCAAGTCCACGGCCCACTGTGGTGGCGGGGCTGGCAACGGAAGGCAAACCGCCATTCGCCAGTCCGCGGCGTTCGTGGTCGCAGGTCTGGCAACAGCCACGACCTCCGCCATCCGGAAGGCGTCGGGCCATGCGCTTGTTAGGGACATCTCGGACCTCTCGGGCGACATGTTCGGCTTCAAGGATCGGCCGGTCTACCGCTCCGGCACCATCATGCCTTTGCTGGACTTCGGGGACGGGCGGGGTTCAGCGTCACCATTCCGCAGGCGCAGGCCGGGACCTGGACGCTGATGATCTACCGGCCGGACGATACGTTCACCGAGGACGTGATCCCGCTGTCGGCCGGGATCAATGCGCTCGGGCTGTCGGGGCACGCCAATCAGGTGATGCTGTTTCCCGGCACGCTGGACAGCGCGACGCGCGACCACATCCAAGCGGTCGCGCGCAACCGCGCCGGGATGTGAGCCGGGCCGCGGCCCGGAGGAGCGCGCATCTCCGCCCGTCGCTCCCCGCAGCCCCCACTGATCATGCACGACCAGCACGCCAGCCATCAGGGAGACCGGATGCCCGACCGCGAAAGTATTTCCGATCAGATCATCCACGCCCTGCGCGAGCACGGGTTGGCCGCGGCCATCGGCGTGTGGTTCAGCCTCATTGCCGGACTGGCCGCGGCCGTCACGCGCAAGGCGTTTACCAACGAGGCGCTGCTGCACAAGCTCGAGCAGGAGCTCGAGGCCGAGCGTCTGCGCATCGAGAAGCGTCGCGACGAAGACCGGCGCGTCGATCACGACCGGCTCGAACGCATCGAGCGCGACATCCACGACATGCGTAACCTGATGTTCGCCGCCTTCCAGCGCAAGAACGACGACTGACAGCCGGTGACTGTTCCCAGCTGACAGCGCACGCCCTGCACACCGGAGCGCAACGCACCGCTGGCAAACTGCCAAACCCGCAATCGAGACACCCCGCACTGCCGCCCCTCCGGACGGCGGGCGCGCGCCCTCATGCCCTCAAACCCCAAGGAGACCCCCTCATGGCCGACCCCATCCGCAGCTTCCGTCATTTCCGTGATCGTGCCCGATACACTATGGCGCTGGAAGAACCTTCAGCCCCGCCGAGATCGCATGCCGCGGTACCGGCCAGCTGAAGCTGCACCCGAAGCGCTCGACAGCCTGCAGGCGCTGCGCGAGCGCTTGGGCAAGCCGCTGATCGTCCGTTCGGCGTATCGCAGCCCCGAGCACAATCGCGCCGTGGGCGGGGCGAAGCGGTCGAAGCACATGATTGGGACCGCCTTCGATATCGCTATGGCGAACCATGATCCGGTTGCGTTCGAGGCAGCGGCACGGGAGGTCGGGTTCCTCGGTTTTTGGCTATTATCCCCGCTCGGGCTTCATGCATGTCGATCTGGGGCCGGCGCGGTCCTGGGGGCGATCCGTTTCCGAAGCGCGCGACGCCGTTTGCCGCCGAGACCCCGCCCGCGCGCGAGACGTTGGCGCAAAGCCGGACGCTGAAGGGCACGGGTGCTGCGGGTGCGGCCACCGTCGGGGCTGCAAGTGTCGAGGTTGCGCAGGAGGTGATGGCCGAGGCGCAGGGCGCGGTCCTGCCGCTGGTCCCGTATCTCGACACACTCCGCTGGGTGTTCATCGCGCTGGCGCTCGGCGGGATTGCCGTGGCGGTATGGGCGCGCGTGGATGACTGGCGCAAGGGGCGGCGCTGATGTGGGGCAAACTGCTGGCCGGGATCCTCGCCCGGCCATGGGCGCGGCGGGCGGCATCTGTCGCCCTGGCCGCGCTCACCATCGCCCTTTTTCTTCTCAACCTCCGCCGGTCCGGCGAGCGCGCGGGACGCGCTGCCGAGCGGCTGGACAATCTGGAGCGTAACAATGCCATTCACCGCCAGATGCTGGACGCGGCCGCAAACCGCCCTCGCGATCGCGACGCTCTTCTTGAGCGGTTGCGCGGGGTGGGTTCTGACGTCCCGCCCGATGTCTGTCCACCGGTGGTGGCGTACAGCGAAGCGGAACAAGCGCGCGTGGCAGAGGAGGTAGGAGCGCTGTCGGAGGGCGCGGTGATCTTGGACTGGCTGGCGGATTATGCGGTGTTGCGGGAGCAGGC